GTGAGGACAATTCAATTGTGAAGACTCTTGAAGAGGCAATTGCACAAGATATAGACCTAAGCCGCGCAAACTTAAAAAATGCAAACTTAGATTATGTAAATCTAAGTGGTGCAAACTTAAGTCATGCAAACCTAAGTGATGCAAACTTAAGGTATGCAAACCTAAGGGATGTAGACTTAAGTTATGCATCACTTGAAGATGCGACGCTATTTAAAACAAACCTAAGAAATGCAGACCTATATCACGCATCCCTTAGGTTTGCAAACCTTGAAGATGCAAACCTTGAAGAAGCAACACTTGAAAACGCAAACCTAAGGGGTGTAAATTTACGATGGAGTAACTTAAGCAGTGCTGAATTAAGCAATGCAGACTTGCAAGGGGCTGAATTAAATGGTGCACTACTAAGTAATGCAGACTTAAGTCATACAAACCTAAGTCGCGCAATCTTTGAAGATGCAAATCTTAAAGGCGCTAGATTGAATTATTCTATTTTAACAGACACAGATTTTACCAATACAAAATTCTAAAAAAACTTCAAAAAAGATTTGGTAGATTGAAAAATCCTCCTTAAATTTAAGTATAGTTTAAAAGATAAAGTAAATGTATAAAATGAATCAAGTAGTAAAAAAACCTAGCAACGCAGTAAAGTTTGGTAAGTATGCAATTTGCCTAGAGAAAGAGCAGTTGTCATATTATTACAATGGAAATTTAACAAAAGTTGTCGACGTGACCTATGAGTTCACTAACAAAGATTTGTATAATTTAGCAACTAGAATTTCTACCAAAAATAATTTTGGGCCAGTAGAATATATAACAAAACTTGAAGCTAGAACTTCTTGTTAATCTAATAATTTGTTTAAAAGTAAGTTAAGAACATGATACCTAGAAAAAAATCAAAATATCGCATAGTCCCAACCAATCATGAAAAATTAGGTTCTTGTTGGGCTTTGAAAGAAGGAGACATTTTAGTTAGTACATTTATTAATAAACAAGCTGCTGAAACTCGAAAGCTTCAGCTTGAATCTAAATTAATAGAAGATTTCCTTTTAGTTAAAACTGTTAATCAAGAATTGAAAATAGAAGAATAATATGCGAGTAACTATAGAAAATAATATCAATGTCGAAGAAATATATTACTCTTGCTCTCTTGAAGAAAAGAAAGCTTTAGTTGAAATGTTAAAAGTTGATGGAGTTTGGAAAGAATTGACTTTAAACAATTTGAATTTTATGGGAGAAGAATGGAATGAAATTCTAGATAAATTGTCAAAAGCTCGATTGAAATTAACAATTGAAGAAGAAGAAATAATTAAAAAAATTGCAAATAAATACTAATGGAAAATAACAATTCAGTTTGTTTTGTAGCTGTAATTAATGAAATTAAACCTATTGAAAATGCTGACAATATTGAGCAAGTAGTTGTTGAAGGTTGGAATTGCGTCATTAAAAAAGGAGAATATAATATTGGAGATAAAGTTGTAGTAGCTACTACAGACGCTATCATTCCAGAAGCTTTATCTGAGTCAATGAACGTGACAAATTATCTTCGTAAAGGTCAGCGAGTTCGCACTGTTAAATTAAAAGGGGTATATTCAGAATGTTTACTTATTCCTTTTAAATTTCTTAATTTAAAAAATTTAGAGAATGAAGTAGAACCAGGTCATGATATGATGGAAATTTTAAGTATTACAAAATACGAACCTCCAGTTAAACAAATTCAGTTAAGCTCTGGAAAGAGAATTTGTTATCAAGAAAATCCTAACTTTCATAAATATTACAAATTTCCTAATTTGAAAAATGTTAAAGGAATGTTTACTGAAAATGACACTGTCGAAATTTCTAGAAAAATGCATGGGACTAACGCTCGATATGGAATTGTTAAAAAGAAAAAATTGTCTATTATAGATAGAGTTAAAAAATTCTTTGGCAATAAATGGATTGAATATGAGTATGTATATGGATCACACAATGTAGAAAAAAGTTCAGACTCTCAAAACTTTTACGATTCCAATGTATGGAATTTAATTGCTGAAAAATACAATATTAAATCTGAACTTTGGGAATTGTTTAAAGCATATAAACGAGTGTATGACATTAAAGAAGGTATTGTAATTTATGGAGAAATTTACGGAGCTGGTATTCAGAAAAATTATGATTATGGATTACCTGATATTGGCTATGTAGGATTTGATGTTGCTATCAATGGAATATATTGTGATTGTGCTCGTAGCTGTGTAATTCAAAGAAAATTAGGATTGCCATACGTCCCAATATTAGCTGTTGAAAAATGGTCACAAGAATTGCAAGACAAATTTGTTTTCAATAACTTTATTGGAAATTCAAAAGTACCTCATGAAGGAATTGTAATTAAATGCCTCACCGGCGATCGAAGTAAAGTGGCAAAAGTAATCAATCCCGATTACTTAATCTATGGAGAAAAGCATAACGTAGGAGATTCACACTAAAACGAGTAGTCAGGAAACTGGCTACTTTTTTGAATGTACACCTTATTTACGTCTACTTAAACAGTCTAACTCTAGTTAACGATATAAAGATATCCGATATGAATCGATTGACATTACAAGATAAAAATACAATAGAAAAATACAAAAAAAGAGTTCATAAACAATACCCAGGAGCTTATTTAGTAAGTATTGAATCTGGTTGGTATACTATTATACAAGACCAAAGCGATTTATCACAAAAAGACATTTTAGCTGAGCTTTGTTTTACTCCACAAAAAGATCCAATTAAAGCGTGGGAATTAGCTCAATTAACAGTTAAATCTACTCAAAACTTAAACAGAACTCATCCGCTTCGAATTGAAGGGATGAATATGGAAGATAAAATTGCTCGGGTCGAAGCGAGACGATTGAAAAAAGAATCAGCTTTAGAAATGCGAAAACGAAAATCAATAGATATTTATTAATAAAAGTTATGTTTAAAAATCTTTTTAGTTCTAAAAAAGAACAACTAATTTACAAGTCTACACAAATTCAAGAAGAATTGACAATAGATGCAATTCAATCTAATCAAGAAACGCAGTTAACTGAATCAATTGCCGAGCCCGTGACAAATACAGATTATTTATTAACTGCGCCTGAAATTAATGGTTGGGGTTCAACTCAAGAGCAAGAAATGCTTTTTTCAGCATTGCTTTTATTTTATTCTCCAGAAATGTCTATTTTAGATGCTGGTTGCGGTCGTGCAGATTTATTCGGATATTTAACTAAAACTTTTAATGTAGAAATACCTTACAAAGGAATAGATTACAATTCAAATCTTTTACAAATTGCAAAAGAAAAATATCCAACAGTAAATGTCGAAGCAATGGATCTTTTAAATTTATCTGAAAAAAGTGATTGGGTAGTAGCTTCTGGATTATTTAACGTCAAAGAGTATGATGACATGGAATCTTATGCACGGCAATGTATTGATGCAATGTATAAATCTTCTAACGTCGGAATAGCATTTAATATGTTAACTGGATATCCAGATAATATATCTGAAGAAGATAAAGCTGTATTAGTCCCTTACGATATATCTAATTGGTTAGATTATTTAATTAAAACGTATACCAAAGTAATTTGTCGTACAGATTACATGCTAAACGACGTGACATTTTTCATTTTAAAATAAACAAAATATGATTATTACATTTGTATCAATTACTTTAACAATTGCAGCGAGTATTCTTTTATATCTTACAGTTGCAAAAAAAATTAAAAAATTAACAGAAATAGTTGATGATAAGTCTGCTATAATTTCTGCATTACAATCGCATATTAATTTTCTAGAAAAAAATTTAATTGAAGATGAAAGTGAGGCCAGCTCATTAAAACCTAACAATCAAGATTTAAAAACATCTAACGATAGAAAAAATTTACTATTAGATTTTTATTATAAAAATGCTTAATTAATGAATTCGTTTGAGTTGTTTATTAAAGAATTGTTAGACGATACTAGCTCATCAAAATTTGTAATTTCGCTATCACGAAAATCTTTAAATTCTGCCAGCAATTATACAATCGATCAAGATGTCTTCCAACTTCATGAAGGAGTTCTCAATACTTCTATCGATGACGGAATTATGATAGAAAATGCGATAGCATCAAAATTTAATTCAGAAAGTTATCCACATGATCGCTATATACAAATAATAGATAAACTTTATTTACTAGCGTCGTTATGGGATAAAAAATACAACACTTACACTTACAACTCTAACTTTACTTCACATTTCAATGATTTAATTATCACAAATCTTTGTATTCATTATGTCAAAGAAGGATATTCACTTACCAAAGAAATAATAGAATGTTTAAATACAATTTATAAAAATGCAAAATAAATTATCTAATCAAATTAAAGAACATTTATCAGAAAAAGAATTTCATCAATTATCTGAAATTGTTAAAATATCCGACATGGAACTTAGGCATCAAAGTCTTCGGTCATTTTTTCACAGCCCGTTAATATTTGATAAAATTAAACCTATATACGATCCTACATGGTTATCGTATGATATATTTATTAACGGGAAACAGTATGAATACTAAATTACATATGGAAAATAGTATAAATTTTAATGATTATATAATCGACGATTCAGACTATGAATTTTTTAATTCATTGCCAAAAGACGAAAAAATATTATTTATATACAGTTTAATCTGTGAAAATTTTCTAGATGATGATATAGATGATATGGAAATAGACGATGCTGATTTGCAGCTGCCTTTATGGCAGAAACCTCAAATATTTGAGCCGACAACGCATGACCTTGATTTTGATTCTTTTATTCAAAAATTTGAATCTGAAATTGACAAAGTCATTACTTCATCAATACAATTTGATTTAGACACTAATTTACTTTTTATACTTGACAGAGTAATCATTAATTCGCCAACAGAAAGTTCTTTATTAAATACGGTATTAGATTTAATATTAAAAGGTTATATAATTTGCAAGCAAAAATTAACAAATAAACAAATTTCTATATTTCAAAAACAACCATGCTGCAAAGTTTATAAAATAATCGGAATGACAAGTAAAATTTCGTTAAATTAAATTTGGTAATTACAAAAGATATTTTTATTTTTAAATATCAATAAAAATATGCATTCAATCAAAAAAGAATTTATTCGATGGGAAGATAAATTAGTAGAGGTTAAAAAAATTTATTGGACACATCATGTTAAAGATATTGAAGCTGTTAAAGAATATCTCAATGCAGATGTAATATTACAGCGTGATGGTAGATATTATTTTTGTGAAACTGTGCAAGAGGCAGAGATAATTGAAGAATTTGCAAATGAAAATCTAAATTTAGATTCTTCAAAAACAAATTTGGAAGTTACAAATGAATAACTTATATTTAAGTAAGTATTAAAAATTAACAAATAAAAATTATGGGCAATATTGGTTACGCGTGTATTAACATGACTTTAGGTAAGAAGGGTATTCTTACTGGCAGGGCTATGCGCAAGGCAACTTTAGAAGCAAAAGGTTTAGAACATGCATCTCAGTTAGCTTTGAAAAATGCTTTAGATTTGGAAACTATTCTTAAGTGGAATGTAGATCACAACATTTATTTTTTTCGATTAGGCAGTGATTTACTTCCATGGGGTAATAAAGTTGATGTACGTCAATTTCCAAATTTTGATGAAATATCAAATGTGTTAGCTCGATGTGGTCAATTTGCCTTGCAACATAAAATTCGAATTACTACTCATCCAGGCCCATTTAATTTGCTAGCTTCTCCAAAAGAAGATGTAGTTATCAATACTATAAAAGATTTAGAAATGCATGCTCTATTATTTGACTTAATGGGTTTATCTCGAACTACATACAACAAAATTAATATACATGTAGGAGCTACTTACGGAGATAAGTATTCTGCGGCTGAAACTTGGTGTCGTAATTTTCATAGGCTATCCGAGGGCGTACGAGCCCGTTTAACTATCGAAAATGATGACAAAGGTAGTATGTATTCTGTAAAAGATTTGCATGAACTTATTTATCAAAAAGTAGGCATTCCTATTGTATTTGATTATCACCATCATACTTTTTGCGACGGTGATATGACTGAAAAAGAAGCGTTGTATTTAGCTGCATCTACCTGGCAAGATTGCAAACCAGTTGTGCATTATTCCGAGTCAAAATCTTTACACGAATCTAATGACAAGCTCAATCCTAGGGCGCATTCAGACTACGTAACTAATTATATTGACACTTACGGATTAGACGTCGACATTATGATCGAAGCTAAGGCAAAAGAACTTGCTCTTTTAAATTATTTAAAATTGCATAAAAATTCTTTTGAAAAAATTGCGGTTTAAACAAACATCAACATAATTATATTCTTATATTATAATATTATTATATTATTATTATATTATTATAATTAACAATATTAATATATTCAATTAAAATTCAATTTAACATTACATTTAAAATATAATTTAACATGAGATACAAAGAACATACCGTTAGAAAATTAGAAGCTCAAATAACTAAGCTTAAGACATTACAACGTTCTATTAACAATTCCGATATCAGTGGAGATGAGGCTGTGCGGTTTTTAGAAATGATTATTAAAGAAATTGAAATAGTCGTTGAACGTTTAGAATTAGAACCTAATGAATAAAATTATTTTAAAAATTTCTGTTGGGCTGATAGCATTGCTATTAGCCATTTGCGCAGCATTTTTTTCTATAGTAGGATTATCTAAATTATTTGCAGGAGCCATGATTTCAGTTATTGTCATGGCTTCAACTCTAGAAACGTCAAAATTAATAATTGCTTCGTTTTTATACCAACATTGGAATTCTGTAAATAAAACTTTAAGAGCGTATCTTTTAGTTGCAATTTCAATAATAATGTTAATCACTTCAATTGGGATATATGGATTTTTATCCGGCGCTTATCAAACGACTAAATTGAAATATGATTTAACTCAAACGCAAACAGATAGTTTATCAACTAAACAATCTTATTTTGAATCTTCAGTTAGTGCATTTAAAATTCAGTTAGAAAGTAAAAATTCTCAATTAAATAATTTAACTTCAATTAGAAATTCTCAAGAGCAACGAGCATCTCAATTAATTAATTCAAATCGCTCTTCTAATTCAGCAGACAGAAGTGCTAGACAAACAGACGCTACTATTAAAAAATTAAATTTAGACATTGACAATTTAAACGAGCAATTAATTGCATATTCCGATTCAGTTGCAAAAGTTAAAGTTGAAGTAACTCAATTAAGTTTGAAAAATGAAATTTCTTCAGAATTAGGGTCGTTGTCATACATTTCAAAAATATTAAATGTTCCTATGGATAAAGTAGTTAATGTATTAATATTACTTTTCATTGTAGTATTTGATCCGCTAGCTATTTGCATGGCATTAGCTTTTAATTTTCTTAACAACTTGGAATCTAATAAAAGCACTGTAAATTCAATTTACAACACTAACTCAAGCGATATTGAGCAGAGAGAAATTTTAGACTCTAGTATATCAGAAATTGCCATTGATCAACCTTCAAAACAACCCCAAATTCAGTCTGTAATTGATCCCATGGATACTAAATACCCTGTAGAGCCTAACCTGGCTGTACAAGCACAAATACTCAATAATCGGCGTGCTGAAAAAGCAGCAAATTTACAAAAAGCCGCCGGAGGGGCTGTATCTGTTACTAACTCCGACAATGTAAAAACATACTAAATATTTTTGTTATGATACATAAAATTTCAAAAGAAAAAAAAATACAAACTCAAATAACTCCATCTGAGTTTTCAACTAAATTTGATGAATCTGGTAGAAGAATGATGATTTGTCAAAATTCAGAACCTGGCGGGAAATATTGGAAAGGCCATATTTGCAGAACATGGTGTATTGTTTCAAACGACTGTGAGGCAGTATTATGTTACAGATGTGTGCAAAGGATAGTCGAACCTCCTATAATTAGAGGTGAATATGTAGCTAAATCAGACAAACCAAAAGGTTGGAAATTTATGAAATTATTTGTAGCTCAAGATGGCACTGTATATCATAAAGGAGAAGAGCAACCTGAATTAAAAGGAACTTTGCCTGCTACAGTAATTGAACCTAAAGAACCAAAAAAGAAAATGACTAAAGAAGAAAAGCAAGTTGCTATTACTAAATTAAGTGCTGAAATTTCAGACCTAAAAGCAATTTTGTTTTCTGAACAAAGAAAAGGAAAACGAGCCGAAGCAACTCGTCGATTATCAAAAGCACATAGAGAACTTAAAAAATTAATGTAAATTTTTGTATTATACAAAAGATTACCTTATATTATATAAAATTAATAAAAATAAAATTAATAAAAATGAATCAGGAATTTAAAAATATAAACAAATCCGATTATGGATTGTATGATGAGGATATGAATGACAAATTAAAACCGTCTAAACAGAAAAATGTTGAAGATGATGATATGAAAATATTCAGTGAAATTGAATATGGGGTAGATATTAAAGATTCAATTATTTATTTACATGGAGATATTCAGTTAGGTAATTTGTTTGATTTTATTTCTAAAGTAAGAATAATACTATCTAATAGACCTGAAGATAAAAAACAAGATCCTATTAATTTAATGCTTAATACCAATGGGGGTGATGTATATGAAGCTTTGGGAATTATTGATTATATTGAATCTTTAGAAGTGCCAGTTAATATTATCGCGCGAGGTAGAGCTATGTCAGCCGGTGCGATGATTTTATGTTGCGGCACTGGAATACGAGCAGCATCTAAATCAACGACTATTATGGTACATGAAGCTTCAGCTGAAATATTTGGTAAGTCAGCAGACATCAAAGCAAATGCAGAACATATTGATGAGTTAGAAGAAGATTTTTACAAAATCATGGCAATTAAAACAAAACAAGATGAAGAATTTTGGAGAAAAGCGTGTCGTAAAGATTATTACATGTCAGCTGAAAAAGCAAAAGAATTAGGATTAATTGACGAAATTGTTTAAAATAATTTAATAATATGCAAAACACAGAAATTCATTGGAATCAATTAATAAATTATATTGAAACGTACATTCAAAGTCCTCGTAAAGAAGCTTTAATTAAAATGTATGAATCAATGGCTGAAAAAATTTTAACCGCGCCAGCATCTTCAAATTCAACAAGACACAATTGTTGGCCTGGAGGTTATATTGACCACGTTAATCGAGTTGTAAAATGCTCTTTAAAGTTATGGGACACTTGGGAATTGCTAGGAGCTAATACTAAAAATTACACAAAAGAAGAATTAGTATTCGCAGCTATTAATCATGATTTAGGAAAAATAGGTTCATCAACAGATGAATATTATATACCTAACGATTCTGATTGGCATGTAAAAAGAGGTCAAATTTATAAAATTAATCCTAAATTGCAATTCATGAAAGTTCCAGATAGAAGTGTATTTTTACTTCAAGAATTTGGAATATCTTTTTCTGAAAATGAATATTTAGCAATTAAACTTCATGATGGATTATATTCAAAAGGAAATGAATCTTATTTAATGGCAGGTCAACCTGAATTTGCTTTGAAAACGGATTTGCCAATTCTTTTACATCATGCCGATCATTTAGCGACGTTAATTGAAAGTGCAGAATCACATATTAGCACAGCAACAATTGAACCGACTCAAAACAAAATTAAATCAAAATTAACTAATTTAAATAATCCTGTAGCTGACTCTAGTTTAAAGGATGCATTTAATGAATTATTTGGATAATATGACATTAATTATACTAATTATAATTTTAACAGTAGCTGTATTTGCATTAGGATATGGCTGCTATAATTTAATTAAACAAAATGAATCTTTAGAAGAAGTTGTTGTCTTCTATCAAACTAAATTTGAAGAGATTCGTGAAAAATCATTACAAACAGAAATACAATTAAAAGAATTGGATATTAAAGGTTCTTTTGAAGCAGATGATGAAGTTGGTTTTGTATTTAAAACAATTAAAGATATCAATTCAGAATTAACTCAAACAATACAAACAACTTATGAATTTTCAAGATAATGAATTAAATTCAGAAACAGTAATAGCTACTGATAGTTTATTAGTTTCAAAACCTCAAAAACGTAAACCAAAAAGTAAACAGTATTTTACTAAAGACACTGAAAATGCAATATTACTTTATAATCTTTTAGAAGATGAAACTGAAAGAAATAAATTATATGAATTAGAAATTAAATATCCATTTGATAAATTAGTTGAAAATATTATTCATACTTTTAAATTTTATCATTTTGACATTCCATATGAAGATGTAAAACATGAAGTAATTGCATTTTTAAATGAAAAAATTCATAAATATACAGATCCATCTAAAGGCAAAGCATTTTCATATTTTTCTATTATAGCAAAAAATTATTTAATTGTACACAACAATGTAAATTATAATAAATTTAAAAATACAGATCAGCCCGACGTAATAGATTCTAACCGTAATATTATCAATGAAATAATGCGTAAAGAAGATGTGCAAGAAAAATCAGACTTCATGGATTTATTTACAAATTACATGGATAATAATTTGAATACTTTATTTAAAAAACAAGCAGATATTCAAGTTGCTGACTCAGTATTAGAATTATTTAAAACTCGAGCAAATATTGAAAATTTCAATAAAAAAGCATTGTATATAATGATTAGAGATCGCACGGGAGTTAAAACGCAATACATTACTCGAGTTGTAAATATAATGAAACATGCTTACATTGAAATGTATACTAATTATAAACATACAGGTCATATAGCTTTAAATCAAGATAAATTTAAAAATTTGGAATTTCTAGACTAAGATATTTATTTTAAAGTAATTTATGGATTTTGATATAGAAATTTTTAAAGGTAAATCATTTTCAAGTTTAATGAAAGATATTTATTCTAACAGCTCTAAAAAAGACAGACAGATAAATATGTTAATTGGCGAATTAAGACCTTTAATTAAAAATGTAGGAGATGCGACGGTAATTGTCCCTTTAATTAAAGAATATTTAGAAGTAGGAGTTAAAAATGACGAACATCTTGTTAAGTTAGCTGCTGTTGTGCAAAGATTGGTTTCTACAAATAACAGAGTGCATGCTGAAACTGGAAATTCTTGGATGTTATCTGAAGAAGAAAAAAGACAATTAATGAGTGAATTAGATGAAATTTCTGAAACTGAAAAAAACATCAATTCAAAAGTAGTTGAATTAACTTCTAAACAAACTGATATAGAAGCGGAATTAAATAATATACAAGACGGATTAATATAATGGAAAATTTTCAAATAACTCCTGCAGAGGTATTAGAAGTATTATATGAAAATTCAAATCCAAATTTAATATACGCCTTAAAAGTTAAACCTTTAGATTCAACCCCTTCAGACGATGAAACTGTATTGTCTGTAATTACAGCAAAGCCATTAAATACTAATATACTTAAAATTCCAATCAAAGGGGAAGTTGTTTTAATATTAAAAGCGCCTAGTTCATACGCTTCAGGAATTAAAATAACTAACGACAATTATTACATTGATATTGTATCTTTACAATCTTCAATTCATCATAACGCATTACCTACAATTTCAGCTAAACAAATTCAAACAGGTATTACTACTGGAAATTCAGATAAATATAATGAATCAAATATTGGAAATACTACGAAGCGACAAGATCCTAAAATTGATGAAAATTTTTCTGAAAATCCAGCAGTAAAACCGTTACAACCGTATATAGGCGATGTTATTATTGGAGGTAGATACGGAAATACAATTAGGTTTTCAACTACTCCTAAATCAGGTAATTTTGCTGTAGCACCTAATTGGAGTGGAGGAGCTGCATCAGCACCAATTACTATTTTTAGAAATTCTAAAGAAAATTCTAACACTCAAAATATAAATGATTACATAACTGAAGATTTTACTAATAATGATAATATCGTTATAATGGCTTCAGGCCAGAACATTCAATTTGAGCAAGGATCAAAAACAATCACTGCTATACAAAATAAAAAAATCACTTCATGGAAAAATGAAAATTGGGGAACAACACCTCAAACATTAATATCCTCAGGAAGAATAATATTTAACAGTAGTCAAAAAGAAATTATTGCATTTGCTAAAAATGGCATTGGATTGTCAACTGAAACAAACATTGCAATTGATGCAAAAGACACTGTAGAAATTAATTCTACTAAAATTAATTTAGGCTTCGATGCTGACGAGCCTTTAATTTTAGGAAATAAATTTAAAACATGGGCAAGTGACTTAATTGATAAATTATCAACCTTGACAGTAGTTACTCCCGCAGGTCCTTCATCTCCATTATCAGCATCTCCACAATGGGCTCAAATTGTCGAATTAAAAACTCAAATTCCTACTTTATTAAGTGAATTAGCGTTTACTAAAAAATCGACAACGGTATAGTTAACTGTAATTTCATATTAAATTTAATTTAAAATACAACGTATACGTTGTTGAAATTAAAAGTTTTGCATTACTTTAAAAAATGTATAAATTACTAAAGTAAATAATTATATTAAATAGTATCATGAATTCAAAAGATTTTATACAAGCTCTTCGAAAAGTAATTCGAGAAGAAGTGCAAGGTGTCGTGCGTTCTGAATTAAAAGAATTTAGTTCTTTAATTAATGAAAAAAAGCAAAATATTGTTTCATATTCAGATTCAATTAAACCAAAAATTAAGCAACGAGCAAAGCAATATACTGAAAATCCAACATTAAATGAATTGTTAAATAGTACTTCAGGCTTTTCTAATAATACAACTTCATATATGGATGAACAAATTAATTATAATGATTTTTCAGAATGGCCTTCAATGCAATCAAAGCCAATGTCAATGGCTTCTCCAGTTATAACTGATATAGAAGGAAGAAAAATTAACACTAAACAATTAGCTTCAACTCCAGAAGGAGAAGCAGTCGTTAACGCATTAACAAGAGACTATTCTCAATTAATGAAAGCAATTGATAAGAAAAAAAGTAACTAATGGCATACGAGCAAATTACATCAATTAATAATCCAAATGTAGCAGTTGGCATAAAACTGCCATTTTCTCAAACAAATGGAAGATTATTTGATTTGTCGTATTCCACTGAAGAGCAAGCGTTATCTAATTTAAAAAATTTAATTTTAACAAAGCAAAGTGAGCGAATTATGCAGCCTTTATTTGGCACAAATTTGCAAAAAGCTTTATTTGAACCAGACGATGACTTATTAAAATTATCTATTAGTAATTCTATAGAACAAGCAGTATCTTTTTGGTTACCTTACATTTCTATTAATGAATTAAATATTGAAACTGTTGTAGCAGTAGGAAATTCAAAAGAAGAACATGGCGTAACAATTTCAATGAAAGTTTCAGTAAATGGAATTCAGTCAGAAATTCCAATAACATTTTTAATAACAGCTAGCACAATAGAACAAATATAATATGTCTCAAGTAAAAAAAGATGTAAGATATCTCAATAAAGATTTCAGTCAATTTAGAGCAAACTTAATAGAATTTGCAAAAAATTACTTTCCAGATACTTACAATGATTTTAATGAATCATCGCCTGGAATGATGTTTATAGAAATGGCTTCGTATGTAGGTGATGTATTATCATATTACACTGACAATCAATTAAAAGAATCATTTTTAGGAACGGCTGAAAGTAAACCAAATGTATTAGCTTTAGCTGCAAATGTAGGATATAAAACAAAAAATACAATTCCGGCTACAGTAATGTTAGACGTATTTCAATTGTTACCTGCAAAATCAACTTCAAATGGAAAAGAACCTGATTGGTCATATGCATTGACAATTAAAGAAAATATGGTTGCGCGAGACGACGCTAGCAATACTGAATTTAGAACGTTGTCTTTAGTTAATTTTTCAGCTTCTAGTAGTTTTGATCCAACAGAGCTCAGTGTATATCAAATTAATAATATTGATAACACTCCTGAATATTATTTAATAAAAAAATCGGTAAAGGCTTTAGCAGGTACAATTAAAACAAAAACATTTACGTTTGGAGCTGCAAAAAGATTTGATAAAATATTAATTAATGATTCAGATATTATTGATGTAATTTCAATAACAGATTCTGACAATAATACTTGGACAGAAGTGCCGTATTTAGCTCAAGACACTGTATTTGAAACAATTGCAAATACCGTTCAAAATGATCCTGAATTATCTCAATATACAGATGTACCTTATCTTTTAAAATTGAAAAAAACCTCGTATCGATTTATTACTAAATTTAGATCTGATAAAAATTTAGAAATTCAATTTGGAGCTGGAATATCAAATAATAACGATGAAGAAATTATTCCAAATCCTGATAATGTAGGGTCTTCATTAAATGGATTACAAATTCAATTTGATCATCCAATTGATCCTTCAAACTTTATGTATACGAAATCATATGGTTTGGCGCCGTCAAATACAACTTTAACAGTTAAATATACTGTAGGAGGTGGGATTAAATCAAATGTACCGTCATACTCTTTAAAAACAATAGCTAATATAGAATATCAAATAGATTCTCAAGCATTAGATCTTACATTATTAAATCAAATAAAAGCTTCTGTAGCTTGCACTAATCCAACACCAGCAATAGGAGGTAAATCAGAAGAAACGATTGAAGAAATTAGACAAAATGCAATGGCAAATTTTGCTGCTCAACAAAGAACTATTACAGTGCAAGATTATATAATTAGAGCATATTCAATGCCTTCGAAATTTGGTTCAGTTGCAAAAGCGTATGTAATTCAAGATCAGCAACTTAATCCAGATAATAATCAAGAAATGATTCCAAATCCATTAGCAATTAATTTATATACGTTAGGGTATGATGGAAATGGAAATTTAACAAATCTTAATCCTGCTGTAAAAGAAAATTTAAAAACTTACATAAATCAATATAGAATCTTAACCGATGCAGTTAATATTAAGACAGCATATGTTATTAATATCGGCGTTAAATTTGAAATAATTACCTTGCCAGAATACAATTCCAATGAAGTTTTATTAATGTGTATTAACAAATTAAAAACTATATTTGACAGTAAATTATGGCAAATAAATCAACCAATTGTATTGTCAAAAATTTACACAGAATTAGACAGAGTAGAAGGAGTGCAATCAGTAACATCAGTTAAAATAGTTAATTTATATGATTCAACTCAAGGATATTCTGGAAATGTTTATGATATTACAGCAGCAACAAAAGCAGGAGTAATTTATCCTTCTTTAGATCCTTCAATTTTTGAAATTAAATTTACAAATAAAGATATAATAGGCAAAGTCGTTTCACTTTAAAAATAATTAAATATGATTTGGTCAATCCCAGCACTACAAGACACTACAATATACGAAAGCGATCCATATAGAAATACCGGTTTAGATCAAATTCTAGAAATAGGAAAATCTAGAACTGCATCTACTTTAACTGAATCTAGAGCTTTAATTAAATTTGACATAACAAATTTAGATTCTATATTATCTAATAATAATATTTCAATCAATGACATATCTGCTAGTTTAAAATTATATACAGTTCAAGAATCTGAATTGCCTCAGACGTATATTATCGAAGCAAAAGCATTAGCAGCTAGTTGGTCAAATGGAGTAGGTTATTCATCTCCAACTACTGAATTAGCAGCTACAATGACAGATGGAGCTACTTGGATAACTACTCAAGGCTCTGGTTCCGCAACATGGAATAGTCAATCAGGAACTGGAAAATCAATGTCATATAATACTTTACAAGGAGGGGGTATATGGTATACAAGTTCAATTGCAAGTCAATCATTTAGTTTTAAATCAAATGATGCTGTTGATATTGACGTAACAAATATAGTTAAAGGATGGAAAAATAATACATTAAATAACAATGGTTTTATAGTTTCATTAAATAATGCATCTGTAACAGCTTCTAACTCTCCAAATACTAATATTCAATTTTATTCTTCAGACACTCATACAGTATTTGAACCTCAATTATACATTAGTTGGACAGGAAGTTTTTCATACGCTACAGGCTCATTAAGTTCTATTGCATACGAAGATTCCCCTGTAATTTATACAAGAAATTTTAAATCTGAACATCCTAGAAATACCAAAGTTAGAATATTATTAGGGTCTAGACCTAAATATCCTAGACCAGTATTTGCACAAAATTCTGTATTTGCTACTATTAAAGCTCTTCCAACTTCATCATATTATCAAATTGTAGATGCACATAACGATCAAATAATTATTCCATATAGCGAAGCGACTAAAATTAGCGCAAATTCAAATGGAGGTTATTTTGATTTTTATTCGACAATGATGTATCCTGAAAGATTTTATAAATTTGAAATTAAATCGACAATTGACGGAATAACTGAATATTTTAGTTCTTCCGATTTTATTTTTAAAATTACTAAATAAACTAATTAAATGATGAAAAATTACGAATTACATGAATTTGATCCTACAAAAGTATTTACAAAAGAAATTAATATATTTGAAGTAAATAGTTTTAAATATGAATCTTATGATTTAAATACTTTAGGCCAATTAATTATTGATAAAAATAACAATTTAGAAGGTAAACGAAAATTTATTAGTTTAGCTACTAAAAAAATTTCACAAGCAAAATTTAACCAAGTCATTGATATTGATTTTGCTGAATTTACTGCAAAAAATACAATTGCAGCAACTTTAGAAGCATTGCAAGCTAAAATTAATTCTCTGGAAGCTGATAAAGAAATTTTATCTTCTGGAAGAGATACTGATAAACAAAAAATCAATTCATTGAATAATCAAATAAATGCATTGCAAGCTCAAATTTTAGCAATAACTCCAATAAACGATTCAACAAAAAATAGTGTCGACGTAAAAGCTAATACAAACACATTAAGTAATAATGCTATAAATAATATTAATACAGTGTCAACTAATGTAATTGCACCTTCGCTTACTATGTAATAAAAGAATAAAATGTTATCAATATATACAAATCAAAACGACTTATTAAAAGCAACTAGCACTACTGAAGTATCTAGATTAGAAGTTATTGACCAACAACTTTTAGATATTCGAAATTTTTCAATTACATTTAAACAAAATACTAGAGCTAATTTAGAATTACATGTATATACTCCAGATGGAATTTATTTAACTGGTAATCATAATGCATTATTTACAATTGAAGATACTAATACTGATACTCAATTAAATGCATATAAACATTTAGCAATTAATACATCTAAAGAGTTAGAAACTTTAGGAATTAATAAAGGACAATATCGAATAGTATATAATTTATTTGATAATATATTAGGAGGATTTGACTCTCAGAAACTTTTTATAAAAGATATTTCCCCTTCTAGAAGAGAATTAAGACTGCAATTAGTTGAATCAGCTAATATGCAGTTGCGAGGGCAATTAATTAGATTAAGAAATCGATGGACCGAATTAGAAAAAGATGACATTTTTGATTCATTTATATTAAATTTTGGATTTAATGAAACGTACCAAATTATTAATTTTCGGTTTGAATTTGAAAATACGGACACTCCAGAAATATTTGTTAAATTATACGAACCGTTACCAGCAAAATATGGTAAAAAATCTAAAGTTTTTATTTCTGAAGAAATACTTACTCCATTTTTAGATTCAGTCTTAATTATTCCTAAACATGTACCAGAACCTATTACTACATTAGCTGGTCCAAATTTTAATTTAGATGAATATGAAGGAGGCTCAGTAGCAACATCATTTAAATCTTGGAACGATTTATTATCTACAAACGTTTCAACATCGCAACAAATTATCGATAATTATTTTTCCGGGTCTTTATCTGGAATACAATTAAATATTGATTATAGATATTTTGATAATTTTATACATTATAGTTCTGCAGTAGAAAGAGTTAAAAATTTCAAATACAAATTAGAATTAATTGAATATTATACTAGCCAAATTCAATCAGTATTAAATATTAGCGGTTCAAATTCTGCAATTAATGCAAATTTATCTGATTTATATTCAAAGCGAAATAAAGTAGTCAGCGTATTTGATAATTTTGAAAAATATTTATTTTTTGAAACTACAGGATCTACTCTATATACATTTTACAATGTATCTAGTTCATATGGAATAACTAGCTCAATTAATCCATGGCCTAAATCAACAAGCACTGCAAATTACACTTGGGCAACTGCTTATGAATTATGGTCAGCTGCTTCATCACTATGGAACGCCGATCCATATGAATATTTTTCTATTCAGCAATCTGTTAATTCTG